TGTTACCCGCAATTGATAACGAACAGATTCGTTTGTTTTATCGTGATGGCGAGTGCATTGGCTTAATTACTTGGGCGTTTATGACCGAAAAAGAGTTTGATACTAAGGACTATTCTGGCCCTAAAATTTTTTCTCGAAATGACGGCGAGAAAATGGTATTCGTTGATATGATTGCTCCTTTTGGGCGCAGAGATGTGTTGTGGATGTGTAAAGAAATGCGAAAGCAGTTTTGGACGCAGTATCCAAATGTAACTGAAGTGTTCGCGCATCGCGGCAATCGAAATGGGGTCTTCCCAAACAGAGGTACTTGGCATGAAGCTGCTTGATTTAATAGGTTTAAACCCAATAAAGCCATTAATTGCTTATGGCGGCGATGGCGGTGGCGGCGGCGGTGGTGATGATGATGATCGGTACATTGATCCCTACGAAGAAATGGACAGAAACCCACAGAACTACGCTGACCCTAATTATGGCGGCGGCGGTGATGGGCCTCCTGTGGCTCAAACCCCTGTCGTTGTTCCAGAGGTTTATGTGCCTCCTGCGGTTGTAACCCCTCCCACTCCTACTGTTCGCCCACAATTGCGGCCAGAGGTTTTGGATACGCCCACTACGGATTACCAAGGGAATAACTTAGGCGGTGGCGGCGGTGATGATGGCAACAATCTTGTTGGTACGCCTGTTGGTTTCTCAACAGGTGGGACTACGGCCCCAGCCACTGCCACTGGGGAACCGATTGGCGCATTGCCTAGAAATAGCTTTAGAGAAACTTTGGCAAATATGTTTACGCCAAAAGATGGCGCTTCTTATATAAATGGTCAGTTAGTTGATGATGAAACTGGAGCTTCTTTGAGAGGTGGGGGTATGTCTCAGGCAGGCAGGCAAATCTACGGCGTTGCTGATGACATCAGCAACAACACCCCAGTTGACACGACTGGCATGTCCCCAAGAGAAGCTGCCAATGCAATAGCAGCCCAGCAAATGACTGACGATATTCCACCAAGCACTTTGGCTTATTTTGGGTCTTTCTTGCCGGGGATGCTTAGTCCAGTGCCAGTTCTTGGCAGTTTCCTTGGCAAAAAAATGCTTGAAGGTGGTATTCAAAGTAGAAAATCCATAGTTGACCAGCAAATTGCTGCCTTGGAAATGGGAGCCACACCACAGTTTGATGCCAAAGGAAATTACATTGGTTACGATAATTCAACAATTACTTCGTTTGCTGATCAGGTTTTGAACGCAGATGATGTTAGTGCGTTCATGCCGCCATCGACAAAGGCGCAAAGTTTTAAAGTGACGCAAAAAGATATTGACGAACAAAAAAGACTTGTTTCTGAGTATGGTGCAGGCAACAAATACAGAGGAAGGGCTGTCTTTGGAATAGGTTCTGGAGCAAATCTTGGAACAGAGATTCGATACGCGGATGGTCCCAATAAAGGGTACACTATGCCTGATTATTCTGTCGGCCAGAATTTAAACCTATCAGAGTTTGATAATCCATCTTACAGCCCAGACGCAAACAACGATGGCATTAATGATTATGATCGTTTTAGAACTGTCTATGATTCCCAAAGTGACGCTGCTGGTATAGACCCAACTGGAATGAGTACAGAAGGTGGCTTCATCACAAGTGGTGGTGACGAATATTATGTCCAAGGCGATGGCAGTGCCAGCATGGTTACTGACAACATTGTCCCGTATAATAATGCGGCAGGTGGCTCTACTGTAGATCAAGTCTATGGCACCCCAACTGGCGGTGGAGGCGGCGGGGGTGGCAACCAAGGCGATGGTAGTAATCGTGGCAATCTTGGTGGCCCCAACGCAGGCCCAGCCAGAAGCATTTACAATCGCTATTATAAAGGGGGTGGGGGTAGGTTCCTGCCACCGTGGCTACAGAGATATGCTTCTGGCGTAAACATCGATGAACTGCTAACAAAGCAGGTAATAGATGGCGTTGAATATTACATCACCCCAGAGGGAAGACAAATTGAGGCGCAATATCTAACAGGCGCAGCCGTTGGGGCAGAGCAAGATATATAGGAGGCCGACATGGCTGAAGTAAACGTAGAAAACATGGAAGACAATGCAGCCCTCTTTATGGAAAAGATGGGATTTTCACACGATACGGACGGTCTCGACATGACCGACGATCAGCTAGTTAATTTTCTACTGCTGTGCCATCAGGTAATGATGGGCGTTGATGGCGAAGATTACGAAGAAGATTATTCTGATGTCGATGAAGAAATGATGGAAGCCCCACACGGTGACGTGAAGGTCAAAGTCATGAAGCTCGACGGCGGCAATGTGCAGGACATGATGAATAAGCTGCTTGGCGGTCACTAATGCCCGTCATGAAGGTCAAGGGCGGCTATCGCTGGGGCAGCAAGGGCAAGGTTTATAAAACCAAGGCCGAAGCTGAAAAGCAGGGTCGCGCTGCCTATGCCGCTGGATATGGCAAGAAAAAGGGCAAGTAGATGGCGAAGAAGAAAAAGAAAGCCAAGAGAGACGCCTGCTACAGTAAGGTCAAGGCGCGATACACGCGCAACGGTGGCACATGGCCGTCAGCCTATGGCTCTGGCGCTTTGGTAAAATGCCGCAAGGTCGGCGCAAAAAACTGGGGCAATAAAAGTGGCAAAAGCAAAAAAAAGTAGCGGCAACAGTCTGAAAGACTGGTTCGGTCAGAACAAAGGCAAGGGCTGGGTTGACTGCAAAACAGGCAAGCCTTGTGGCCGCAAATCTAGAACTGCTAAAAGCAAAAGAGGTTACCCCGCCTGTCGCCCCACAATGGCTCAATGCAAAAGCAAGTCTGCCAAGTCGGCATCAAAGCGCAAGACATCTGCAAAGCGCGTAAATTGGAAAGGGAAGAAATAATGGGTATTTCAAAACAAATTCAGCTTGAAGAGATCAGTGCCGATTCTTTTATAAAGGAACGCGCTGACCGTCTTCGCAATGAGTACGCACGGAAATTGCAAGAGTGTGTAGAAGATGCTGCGATTGAAGCAGACATAGAGCGACAAATGGAGAATCATAATGGCTGGTGGCGTAAAGCACTATTTTAAGAACGGCAAAGAGCATAAGGGCGCAACACACAAGGACGCCAAGGGCAGGGTCATGTCTGGCGCACGTCACACGGCGTCCAGTAAGTTTTTGGTTCACATGAAAGACCTGTCGGACACCGCAAAGAAAAAGGCCAAGGGGTAATGGAAGAGCTTGGCGCACTGGCTGGTATTAGAGAGCAGTATCCACTGTTCTCTGACATTGAGGTCCAAGATTTGCGCGACCAAGGCATTCAAAACGGCAGGCGTTTAGAGTTTACCGAAGCCTACGATGATAGGTATAACAGTCCATTGATCGAAGTCTTTGACCCAGCTTTGCAAGGCGAAGAATTAGAGAAAGCAATCATTGGCGAATATCTGCATGAAGCTCCTCGACGCATTCCACAATACGCAGAAATGCGAGACATACTGCAAAGCCTAAAAACGCCAGAACAATTGCAGCATGACGTGGAAATGTATTTTAGAGATGTTGAAGAGTACGGCGAGGATAGGCCGTTTGAACAGTGGAACGAAGTATCCCGAAAGGACGCATTTATTCGCGGATATGCTGTTGGACAGTGGGAACCAGAATATTATACTGATGAGCAGAAATCTGTTATCGATACTATGATGGGGCTAATAAAGGCTGAAAAGTGAGTGGTACATGTCTTCGCCTTGGTTTTATATATCGGTATTGCTGATCGTAAGTTGGTCAGCGATGATATGTTGTTTCGCAAGCTAGAAACGTGTAACTACTACGCAAGAGAAATCGTGAGGCGCTACGGATACCACAGCAATACAAAAGATTTTGGCGTTGCATACTGTGTTCCAAGGCTGGTCGATCCTGACAAGGCGAGGATTTATTGAATGGCAAAATACAAAGGCAAGAGCGTCACACTGAACAAGCCGCGCAGGATTGCAAAGGGCGAAACCAGCTACGGCAAGAAAAAGTCTGTGGTGTACGTTACGGACGGCGACAGGGTAAAGCGCGTGACCTTTGGCGACCCCAACATGAAAATCAAGAAAAACCAAAAGGGCAGACGATCTAATTTCAGGGCGCGTCACAACTGTGATAATCCCGGCCCAAAAACCAAGGCCAGATATTGGTCATGTAAGGCGTGGTGATATGGCAAATCTTATAGGCGATGCAAGTAGAGCGGTTTTTGGAGATGTAGGAAAAGACATAGCGCGTAAAGTCCTTGACCTTTTAAAGTCAGGACGTGGCGATGAAGTCACCCCACAAATGTATTCAGCCGCTGACAAGCAGTTTTTAGTGGAGAACTATGATCTTCCCACTGACACGGCCAGTAGGCTGGAGCGTGGGCGTGAGGGCGGCTTTGATTTTGACACGGGTCGGTATCACGGCGGCTTTGATGAAATCGAATACATGGCTGATCCCAGTGATGTGTATATGAACCCACAGGCCAAGCTGGAAGGCACAGAGAGCGGCACGTACAGCGGTCAGGCGCACAGTGGGGGCGGTCTATACACATCCGATGACCCTAGTGACGCAAGCGATAATTATGCGTCCCTGACAGGCCCAGACGTGAGAAATGAAGTCAGTATGGAGCTTGATAGAATTACTGACAGCAGTAATTTGTATGACGCCGCCAACTTTATGTTTGATGATATGAACAAGGCTGAAGTGCAGCTAATCCCCCAGCTATTGCAGCATCAGGCCATTAGAAATTCAAATATCGATCCCAAGGATGCACAGAAAGTTGTTGATCTTCACAATGATTTATTAAGCCGTGGTACTTTTACAACGGGTGACTTTGAAGAGCTTGAAGACTTGGTTGCTAATGTTTTTCCAAAGGGTGAGTTCCCACCCGGCTTTATGCAGGCACTGGCAGAGTACAGAATTACGCGAAACGGTGGTCAAGTTGTCAAGCTGGTGGATCGCGTTGAAAACCCTGTCATAATTAAGGGAAAGGACGCCACCGTCTTTAAGGGTGGACGAAGGGAGCTAGACCCAGCGGATTACATTGACGATGCGGAAAAAGAAATCGATCAGTCGGCATACCCTGATAAGATTGAATACCGTGAGGCCGTACAAGAACGCGCCGAAGAGCTTGCCAATGATGATAGCTATAGTTTTGAGCGCGAGGGGCCAGCGGTTGATATTATTGAAGACTTACTGGACAATATGCCAGACGATGGTTCTGTAGGATATGACGAGCTTCGGTCTGCCCTATATATGCATCTTGATGACTACGGCGAAATAGATGCCGAAGACTTAGAAAGAATATTTAGAACCAATTACAATAGTAATTACTATGACCCCGACCAAGCGGGTCCGGGCCAAATTTTAAATCAGGTGTATCAAAACGCAGGGTTTGATGCCATTGATTTGCCAAGAGCGGGAACAACTTTTGGCTTTGGCCCAACGGGAGCCACGCATAGGGTTGAGCTTGATCCCACAAAAGTACGCAGTCCAAATGCAATGTTTGACCCACGTCTGTCTCAGCTACCAAACCTCACGGCAGTAGCGACACCAACGGCGGTTGGTCTGGGCGCGTTAAGCCAGATAGATGAAGACGGGGAGGCTCAGTAATGGCAAATTTTATGAGTGAGTTTGGAAGGGCTATTGCCCCAGATTTAGGGCAAGATATTGTTGATTACTTGGGCAGGAAGTTTGGAGCGTTACCTGAGACTGCCCTTGATGACGTAGCAGAGCCACTTGCTGGGATTGGTCACAACAATCCACCGCCAGAGTTTAAAATGCCAACAGCGTTAGGTGCGCTGCGTAGATCGCCAGAAGATCAGGCGTTCTTTGAAGAATTTCGGCCAGAAATGTATTATCACGGCACCCGTGGCGACTTTTCAGAATTTAACCCTGCTATGCTGGACTTGGGCGTACACGTTGGCACACCAGAACAGGCAAATGAGCGCCTGCTGGACGTGGCAAGAATAAAGGGTGAAATACCCAGCTATGGTAATTTTGATAGCGACAACCCACCAAATATACCAAAAGCAAGGGTAATGCCTGTTCGTATAAACGTGCATAATCCACTTAGAATGCCTGACGTTGGTAATTGGAAAAACAGTTCCAAAGTAATTGAAGAGCTTGAAAAGCAACAATACCAAAACTCTGGTATAAATATAGACGAAATAATGCAAGCCTACGATGACATTGCAATGAGCGATCCCATTGGTAAATATGGCGATCCAGATGATTGGATCGAAAGCATGGAAAACAGGGAATTGCTTGAAATAATTAATGAAGAAATCCAAAAGGCTGGATACGATGGCATTGTGTATAAAAACATTGTGGAAACAACGTCGAGGGGTGAAGGCGAAATTCTACCCGAAGCAAAGGCCAAGATTGCTGAAATAAAAAAAGAATTATTGGCCGTAAGTGACGCCGCGACTGCGCGAATGGAGGCGGCAAGGCCACCAGAGGCAACAATGCCTGACATTGCCAACACTCAATACGCAGAGGGTGAACTTGAAAAGAGAATGCAGGCGTTTCTTGATTATGATATGCAAAACTCCCCAGAGGATTTTAAAACTCCAGAAGAATTATTTCGTGAAAACCAACTTATGGATTTGCGCGATGATTTGGAAACGCAGCGATATTCGCCAGACAGCATGATTATTCTAAACCCAGAAGACATCAGATCACCCAATGCGGCCTATGACGTAGACAAGCGGGACAGTTATGACATAATGTCGGACGCAGGCGCATTGGCTGGCATTCAAGACACAGGGGTCGCGTAATGGCAAGTAAACGAAACCCTCTTAGCTGGCTGGGAAAAAAACTCTTTGGCAATTTGGGCAAAGATGCGGCTGAAGCATTGTTTGATAATTACTCTTCTGTCGATAAAGGGGTCAGAACAGGCACCGACTCAGGCGCAGGACAATTGGTTTCAGACTATGGAAATCTTCCTGTAATCGACCCAGAAAACCTTGTTGGATCGACAATATCAAGCACACAGGCTGACTTGACAGCCGCTGCTAAAAATATTGGCGCACTTGATGGCCTTCAATTTGAAAATACAGTTCCGCTTCGTGGAGGGCCGTTCTTTCCTCTTCAAGAAGCATATTATGATAAAAATATTGGCTGGGTTACAAGAGGCGTTGATAAGGCCAAAGAATTAGTGCCGCCAGAAGCAGGTGGTGGGGCGGGTGACTTTGTTGTTGTTTCAGCAATGGGTGATGCGGCACACGCAAGTAATGTTTCTGTGGGAAAGGTATTAACTGAAGCTACTAAGGCGTTTGCCCGTGAAGCTGGAAAGATTGATCCCAAGGATTTGTCTGACATAAACGAAACAATAAGAGAGTATGGCCGCAAGACAAAGCAGCCAGCGTTAAAATCTCTTGAAAATTTTACGTCTTTTGATGACCCAAATGTTGGTCAATTTATATCTAGCTTGAGCTTTGAGGCAAGAAAGGCAATAGCCAATCAGTTAGCATCGACCAAGCTGCAAAACAAAGGCGCACCAAATCTTCGCAGAATTTTAGACCAGACAATAGAGCCTTCCCTGTCAGGTCAAAACGTAGGCGATGGTTTATTACTGCTCAAGCCAAGATATGGCAAGGACGCAACTGGCGTTATAGACCCTAGACTATATGGCGTCTTGCCACATCCAGATTACAATCTGGGAGTGCAAATGGATGTTGTCGGCAGATTTGAAAACCCGATTGCAAGGACGGCATTATTTCCTGACTTTTTTAAAGACAGAGGGACACTTACAGACATTGATATGTTGACCCGTGAACAATTTGGTCGAAATCTTCCGCTTGATTTTGGAGTGCAGGATGCAGCTTGGAACAGAGACAGGCGGTCTTTTGATATGTCTGGCTTCAGACAGCCAATTACACAAGAGCAAGCTGAATTAATGAAAGAATTAACGGGATATAATCTTGCATTAAATCCTAATACAGCGCGTCTTTTACAAATGGGTCGAACAGAGGGTTGGTCTAGCACAGCAATGCCTGTCAAAAAAGGCGGCACGTCTCCTGCGGCAATAGACAAGGCAATTGCAAGAAATGCTGGAGGTGTATCTCTAAGCCCAGTAGATAAAAAAGCTGTAAAAAAAGGTGACGTTGAATACTTTCAACTTTCTGGCAAAACAATGGAAGGCAGAGCCGTTCCGCAGGATGTTTTCTTTGGAATTGATAAGAAGCCAGACTATAGCTGGGTAGATGATTTTAATGGAAAGCCAATTGTTATGGGGCCAAATGACCGCGCCTTGACTGGCGTTGTGGCGAATGAACTTGCCACAGGCGGCGTGTCTGTGCCAATAATACTAGGCAAGGCCATACAAGAAGGGGTGACTGTACTAGATGCATTTGCAGTGCCGTCTAAAAAATACCCCAAAGGGTTTTTGCCAGAAATATATGGTATGTATGGGTTTAAAGAGATTGGCAAAGTCCCATTTAGTGAAGATATATTTCTTTCGGGGCATAGTCAGCAGGAGTATGACCAATTGTTATCGTACTGGAGAAGCACTGGTTGGGATGAATCAAAGGGCTTTCCAGACGTTGTAGTAATGAAATGGACAGGAGATGACAGTGAACGAGCAGGAGCAGCAAGACGAATACTCCAAGCGGATTTTGAAGGTTTTGGGTCAGGAACGGGTAAATCTACCTTCCCAGCGGCAACGAGCATTTCTGAACAGGGCGTACAATCGACTTCTGGAGCGGGAGGGGTCTCTAGAGGAGATATCAGACGAGGAGATACTGGGAGCGTTCCAACTAGTAATGCTGCACGGCTCACCGATCGCGCTAGAACAAACCTTGGAGCCTTAGACGCCCTAACACCAATGAACAGGGCAAACCTTGGCATTGCGGAGGACAGATAATGGCTAAGGCGGCAGTAAAAAGAGTGGCGCAGGCAGAGATCAGAGCCGCCAAGAAGTTTCTGGAGCGGCGTGGGCTAAAGTCCGACGATGTATCGCCACGCAAGTTTGCAATGGCTGCAAAAGAACTGGACAAGGGTTTTGCTGATACCCTAAAAATATTGGCAAGAGAATTGTCTGGAGGACAGGTCTGATGGCTGACATGGATAACTTACCTTTTGATTTATCGAACCTGTCTCGCGAGGACATGGATCGCATGATGAGTGATTACAATTCAGACGCGACTGATATAAGCCCACTGTTTACAGAAGGTGGCGCAAGGGCGGCGGCACAGGGTCTGACATTTGGCACAGGCGATGAAATAGAAGCAGCAATCAGGTCTATGATGGATCAAGGTTTGAGCTTCAACGATGCCTTGAACCAAGTGCAAGGAAAAATAAATCAATTCTCTGAAGAAAATCCTAATATAGCTTTGGGTGCTGAAATTGCTGGAGCAATTCCGACAATGTTCATGGCAGGGCCACGCGCCTTTCAAGTTTTATCTAAAAGCCCCGTAGGGGCAACAGCCCTTGGTGGTGGCGTTGGCTTTGGGTATGGTTATGCAACTGGCGAAGGCACTGAAGGCAGAATGCAAAAAGGGATTGAAGAGGGTGTATTTACCGCTCTTGGTTCTGGTGCGTTAGGCACGGCTATAAAAGTTGCCAAAAAAACAAACCCATACGTCAGTCCATTTTTGCGCCGTTTGAAAAATAAAGTTTTTGGTGGTGGATCGGTCATGGATGACATGAAGGTAGATAGCATAAAAAGTCTTCGGCAGTATGGCCGCGCAGATCGTCCACAAGCTGAAAGAGACGCTACGGGCGCACTAGGTCTTTTTAAAGAGCCTATGTCATCGCAGACAGATACACCATTAACAAGAAAACAACTTGATGAATTAATTTATGGCAAGTTTGATCCCATGACAGCCGCAGAAAACGCAAGGCTTATGGAAATGCAAAACCCTGTTGGCGTATATGATGAATAGAGCCAGCTTCTCCTCCCTTATGAAAGGAAATAAAATGAATTATGGCAAAAAAAAACCTGCAAAGGTTGTAAAAAATAAAAAGAAAATGGTAAAGAATATGAAGAAGAAACCAATGAAAAGGAGATATTAGTGACAGACAATAAAAACGTAACAGTACACGTCACAGGCGTCTCCATGTCGGGAGGCGTTAAAAATGACGATAAGCGATCTGCTCCAGCAGATCAGAAGCAATCTGGAAAAGAGACGGCTTGAAATAGCTGACGGTATGCTTCGGGGTCGAATGTCCGACTTTGAGGCGTACCACAAAAACGTGGGCATTGCAGAGGGGCTAGAACAAGCATCTGACGTAATACATGACACGATCAAAAATTTAAACAAAGAGGATGAATAACCATGTCTCATCAACATGCTGAAATATACACAGATGAAGAAACCAACGCGACCATTGGTTCCCATCAAATCCCAATTCCAATGAATTGGAAGGTCTTGGTTCAACCAAATCAGGTAAAAATGAAGACCGCAGGCGGCATTTTGTTGCCAGACACCTCAAAAGACAACGAGGAATACCTGACTGCCCACGGCACCGTCTGTGCAATGGGCGATCTTGCGTACCGTGACCGCGACACAGGAGAGCGTTGGAAGTCTGACGTTATGCCGTCAATCGGAGATCGTGTGACCTACGGTAAATACGCTGGTCAGAAAATCGTTGTAAAGGGCGTGAAATTCCTTCTGCTGAATGACGATGAGCTAACGTCCATTTTGCCAGACGGCGTCGAAGTCGCCGCATATTTGGGGTAGAGACATGTCAGAGCAAGAGAAAATAATGGAAGAAATAGAATCTGAAATTAAAGCGGCTAAGGGAGAGACAGAAGACTTTGAGATAGAAATCTCTGACGATCCCGTAAAGGAAGCCAAGGAAGAGGCTGTGGATGTTGCTGAAGAGGAGCCAGACTATGGCCCAAAGGTTCAGAAGCGCATTCAAAAATTAGTAAGCCAACGAAGAGAGGCTGAAATACAAGCGCAGCAAATCCAAGAGCAAAATGCTCAACTGCAAAAACGACTAGAGCGTCTGGAGCAGGGATCACAACAGTCGGCTGAACAACAGTTTAATGACCGATATGTCCAAACTAAGGCGGCTCTGCACAAGGCTGTTGAAGAGGGCGACACAGACGCGCAAGTCAACTACCAAGAGCAGATGGCCGACATGAGAGCGGCCATGCGCGTGGCACAGGCACAGCAGCAAGGGCGGCAACAGCAACAGCAACGCCAGCGTCAGCAGCCTCAACAACAGCGCCAGCAGGCGGCACCACCAGAAAAAGCAATGTCATGGTGGCAGCAAAATAACTGGTTTAATGCCACAGGTTTTGAACGAGAAACAGCCGCTGCTCGTGCCATTGATGTGCAATTAGATTTGGAAGGGTTCGATAAGAATAGCGACGAATATTACGTGCAACTTAACGGGCGTTTACAAAAAGTATTTCCTGAGTTAAAGTCAGGGCCAAGTCCGAAGCAAAGACCAAAAGGTAGGTCTCCAGTCGCCCCAACTACAGGCGGGTCTTCAGCTTATAAGGGCAATCGTGTGCGTATGACGCAAGAGCAACTTAGAATGGCTAGAGAACTTGGTATTAATGATGAACGTGGTCTCAAGAAATATGAAGCCGAAATTCGTCGTCAACAGAGGGAACAATAGTTATGTCTGAAAAAAGAAATGTTCGCGCAGAGCAATCACGATCATCCAAGCGTGACGAGGAGATTCGTCCAGAAGCCGCATGGAAACCGCCAGCACTGCTAGACGCCCCAGAGCCAAGATCGGGATACGTTCAGCGGTGGGTCGCTACAAGCATCCAAGGCAAGGAAAGTCCAGACAACGTGTACAAACGTATGCGTGAAGGATGGGAACCTCGCTCTGCCGATAGTGTGAAAGACTCGTTGTTTCCGACGATCAATCACGGGCAGTGGACAGGATCAATCGGAATTGAGGGTATGCTGCTTTGCGAAATGCCAAAGGAACGTCACGCCAGTATGAAGGCGTACTACCAAGGCAAATCAAATGAGCAGAATGAATCGGTTGTGGGTGAGCTTGACGCACTTGGGCGGCAGAATGGGCTACCGATCCATCAGGATCGACAGTCTGAAACAAGTCGCGGCAGAAGACTTTCTGCCATGAGCGATTAATTCACGCTATAGGAGCGAAAAATGGCAAATGTAGACGCCGCATTTGGGTTCGTCCCAACTCGTCACATGAGCGGTAATGCGCCTCGCACAAACAAATATACCATTGCGACTGGCCTTGCAGAGAATATCTTCAAGGGCGATTTGGTTATTATTATTGCGGGTGGTACTCTTACCCCTCACACGGCAACAGAAGTAAATAACATTGGTGTGTTTGATGGGTGTTCGTACACCGCATCTGATGGATCATATGTTTACAGTGAGTATTGGCCGTCAGGCACCGCTGCGACAGACATCATAGCATACGTCTATGACTGCCCGTACACAGTGTACAAGTGTCAGTCTGCTGGAACTACTGCCCAAACAAATATCGGTAACTGTGCTGATGTTGTGGCTGGCGCTGGTTCAACTGTAACTGGTCAATCTGGCTTTGAATTGAGTGGCACAATGGCTGCGGGTATTGCTACCTGTAAGATCATTGCTCTGCACGATACTCCAGACAACGCTTTCGGCGCGAATGCTGTCATGGAGGTGACCATTAATGAGCATCTTCTTGGTACAAACGTAGCTGGTATATAAGGAGGGTATGACAAATGGCAATGAATAGAGCGAGTTTTGCGAAAACTCTAGAGCCGGGTCTGAATACACTCTTCGGACTTGAGTATGATCGTTACCCGCCAGAGTACGAGGCAGTGTTTGAATCAAACACTTCTCAGAAGGCTTACGAAGAAGATTTGCTTCTCAGCGGATTTGGCCTAGCGCCAACAAAAACTGAAGGTGGATCAGTATCTTACGATTCGGCTGGTCAACAGTGGACTGCACGTTACCAGCACGAAACCATCGCTCTGGCGTTCTCAATCACTGAGGAAGCCGAAGAGGATGGTCAGTATGGTAGCTTGGCTTCGCGCTACACTAAGGCGCTGGCACGTTCGATGGCTTCGACCAAAGAAATCAAGGCTGCAAACGTCCTGAACAACGCACAAACCTCTGGCTATAATGGCGGTGATGGCGTTGTATTGTTGAGTGCCTCGCACCCAACACAGAACGGCACCCAATCCAACGTGCTTTCGACAGCGGCTGACTTGTCCGAAACATCACTTGAAAGTATCCTGATTAATATCAGCGATATGAAAGATGATCGTGGCCTTCGGATTGCAGCGCAGGGTACTCAATTGATTATCCCAACTGCGTATCAGTTTGTTGCAGAGCGTCTGCTGGAAAGCCAGCTTCGCACAGGTACTGCCGACAACGACATTAATGCGATTAAGGCTGGTGGCTATCTGCCACAAGGCTATCACATTATGCGCCGTTTGACAGACGCCGATGCGTTCTTTGTTCAGACTGACGTACCTGATGGACTGAAAATGTTCCAGCGTTCAGCCATGAAAAAAGGCATGGAAGGTGACTTTGAGACTGGCAACGTACGCTATAAAGTACGCGAAAGATATAGCTTTGGCGTCACCGATTGGCGCGGCGTGTTTGGCACCGAGGGCGCAGCATAAACAACCCAATCTTCTCTTCCTTGTTGGGTCAAACTGGGGCGGTCTTCGGATCGCCCCTTTTTTTATTTTAAATAAAAATGCATTTTATTTGTATCTGCCTATTGTATTCTGGATTGTATCCCTTATATCAATCATAAGAGAAACAGAGGAGAAAAAAAATGGAATTAGCGTATAAAGCAGTTAGAGTTAAAAAAGGAGTTCCAATTTGGGACTTGATGCAAGTTGTTATTGAAAATGGCAATTTGACTGAAACAGATGTCGGAACAATGACAGACTTCGACGGCGAAGGCCCAATGGCAACAGTTCGTTTTGAAGGCGTTGATAGAACTGTTTCAGCTAAAACTATCCGCGAGTGCCTTGAAAAAGCCAAGTCTGCGCTGGCTGATCTTGAAGCGTCTGCCGCTGATCTTTCACCAGATGAAGACGAGGATGGGCAAATTGCTCATATGCGGATGCTTGAAAATCAAGCTGAAGAATGGGCAATGCGCGATGAAAGTTATGGTTATGGGGAGTATTACTAATGATTAATGAAAAAGAAGTCAGTGATGCAATGAGTCATTTTCTGCGGATAACAGAGGGAAGAGAGCTAACTAAAGAAACAGAAGATGCACTAGAAACTTTTCGTAGATTTCAAGCGTATTTTGATGATGATCCATGTGGACTTGTTTTCTATCAACCTTAATCAAAGCGGGGGCCACGCACCCCCATTCAAAAATCCAAAGGAGAAAAAAATGGCAATAATCAATGTAACTGCAACGGTCAATGTGCAACGCACAAAAACAATTAAGATCAAGGTTCGGGTTAAGGACGTAAAAGATTGGTTGCGCGAGACTTATGGTACACCCAGTGAGCATGGGTATGAGTGGGATGAACCACACATACTAGAGGAGTATATGCAAGAAGAATTGGAAATGAACGAACCTGATATGTTTTCAGAAAACGATGGGGAAATAAACGAAACACTTACCGATGATTGGGTCATAGATAACGCCGAAACATAACACTAACGCCGTTAGCGTTACAAAAAAGGCTATCTTCGGATGGCCCTTTCTTTTTGTACAGACCTGTTGTATTGTGCCAGCATCCCTGACAGCCGCACAATGTGGCTGACACTTGCCACGACAGGAGATCATCATGGCTAATACGACATTCACAGGACCAGTACGCTCAGAGGGCGGGTTCCAAGTAGTTTCTAAAAATGCAACAACTGGCGCTTATACAGACATTGCAACTATCGCATCCACAGGCATTGTTACCGACAAATATGTAAAGCACGTTGGTTTTGCTACTGGCGTTACAGTAAACACCACAGCAGGTGACAGCCCGACTATTGGTGAGTTTACTCAGCCAGCAAATACAATCATCACTGACATTAAGATTTTTTGTGACGTTGCTCCAGTTATTGGAACAGGTGATATTGGTTATGAAGTTGGTACGTCTTCTTCTGGCGCACAAATTGTTGCTGCTCAGACTGACGAAATTTTAGATGGCGGTACAACCGTTGTTGTACACAACGTAACGGTAACCGCATTAGTTCTTCAGACACAGGATGGCACAACAGCGCCAGCCTCTGTTCAATATACAGACACCGAAAGAACTATTTTCTGCAACATCACTAATACCGTTGATGCGACAACAGCGGGATCGTTTACATTCATCATTGAGTACGTGCAAATTGCTTAATTAATCTGGTGGGGGGCAACCCCCACTTTACAATCTAGGAGATTAATATGGCTGATATTACAACATCAACTACGATCATCGACAACACACACGAATGTGTATTTGCATTCCAATATCAGTATGTCGATGGTGGCAACGAAAGCGCAGTGGCTAAAATAGATGTGTCTTCCCTTGCGGCAAATGCAAACGGCGAAGCCTGCACGGGCATACGCATTGTGGAATGCCAGTGGATTTTGCACGGCATGACAGTTGAGGTATTGGCAGACGCAGATACTGATATTATTGTTTTGCATCTGGCCGAAGATCAACAGGGATACCAAACTTTTGAAAAATTTGGTGGCTTGCCCAATAGCGCGGAATACGGAGCTAATGGGACTGGAGACATCAAGTTTACAACAACTGGGGCTGGAGCGGCTGGTGATGCATATCAAGTGATTATTCGCGCCGTTAAAAAATATTGATAGAGGTAGGACATGGCTCAGTCAGGAACCGTAGCGTTTCGTCCAGATGTCGAAGAGATCATTGCCGAAGCATTTGAGCGTTGTGGCATTGATCCCCAGACCCAGACAGGCGATAGGGCTGTGTCGGCAAGGCGCAGCCTAAACCTACTCTTCTCTGAGTGGGCAAACAGAGGCATAAATTACTGGGCGCTTTCCCAGAATACGCTGACGCTAGTGAACGGCCAGACAACGCCATACACACTGCCTGTTGGCACTATCGATATTCTGGATGCCGTCATCCGCGATAGCTCTGGGACAGACACGTCCGACCAAATAATTAATCGTGTGTCAATATCCGACTACAATCAATTGCCAAACAAAACATCTTCGGGAAAGCCAAGCCAGTACATGCTGGACAAGCAATATACCCCGATTTTGTACATCTGGCAAATACCTGACGTGTCAACATACAGCTTGGTGTATTGGTCGATAAATCAGCTTGAGGACGTTACAGCGTCCAATCAGGACGCCGATATTCCATATCGATGGAGCGAATGCATTTGCGCGGGGCTGGCAAGCAAGCTGTCGCTAAAATACGCGACAGAGAAGTTTTCGATCCTAAATGAAATGTACGAAAGATCGTTTAATTTTGCGGCGTCTTCTGATAATGATGGTGTAAGTTTGAGGGTTCAGCCCACTGCGCTGAATTTATATTAATGGCAAAATATGCAAGAGGCAAAAAGTCCCAAGCGATAAGCGACATAAGTGGCCTTCGGGTTCCCTACACCCAACTGAGAACCACTTGGGATGGACTGCGCGTATCGCCAGAGGACTTTGAACCAAAGCAGCCACAGCTTACGCCTGCCAAAAATGTTGTAGATGCCACGGCCCTGTTTAATCCACGGCCAGATAATGACCCAGAGAATGCAGAGGTTTTTATTGGTTTTACGCAAGACTGGACAATAGACCCAAGGCTTTTACCGCCCGTTGGTGTTCCCGCGCCGGGTAATGTTGGTAATGTTTACATTGAAACCAATATAAATGAAACTGGAGTTGCTGGCACAGGCGCAATAGGCACTGAAGCACTAGAAATGTCTATTGATGAGGCTGGCGTGGCTGGTACGGGTGCTGTTGGCACTGTATCTCCCACAGGCGTTAAGGGCGTATCTGGTAGCGGCGGCACGGGCGGTGTTGGTGTTGAGGCTCTAAGCCTATCGATTGATGAGGCTGGCGTTGCAGGCACTGGTGCTGTAGGTGCTGAAAGCGTCGAAGTTCTTGGCTGGGGTCAAGAAGGCTGGGGAATAGCGGAGTGGGGTGACTGATGAACTACACAACTTTGGTGGCTAACATCCAGAACTTCTTGGAAGACGATTCAACAGAACTTGTTGCATCTATCGATACAATAATCGATCAGGCAGAGGGCATGATCTTTCAACGCCTCCCAAACCTACCGTGCTATCGGCAGGCAACATCCGCAAGCCTTGTGGCAGGCACGGCAGACTACACAGTAGCGTCAGCCAGAATGATACGTCAGGTTGCGGTGACAAGCTCAAGTGTATTGTCTTATTTGGATCACAGAATTGATTCATACGTTCGTGACTATTGGCCCAATTCCACTACACAAGGCACTCCTCGCATGTACAGCACAAAGAGCGCAGGAACGGCTGGGATGGTCATTACATTGGCACCAACGCCAAACTCGACTGACACCTACCAAGTAGACTTCATAGCTCCAGAAACTGGGCTAAGTTCTAGTAACGCAAATAACTGGATTGGCGACAACGCAGAAACTGTGTTACTAGCTGCGTGTCTATATGAGGCGTCAGCCTTTCTGAAGGCTCCAGAAACACTGGCGCTCTACAAGACACAATTTGACGAAGCGGTTGCTTTGTTTGTACAAGAAATGCAGCGTGACTACGCAGCAGAATATAACGGAGGCATCTAATGGCTATCACACAAGCGATGAGTACGCTGTTTAAAAAAGACGTGTTGCTTGGTGATCACCACCTCGACACAGACAGTGTCTATATTGCACTGTACACAAGTTCGGCAACCCTGTCGGCAGCGACAGACGGTTACATAACATCAAATGAAGTGGCGAACGGCGGTGGATACACCACTGGCGGCGTGGCTCTGGCAAGCAAGGCTGTAACTGAAAACAGCACCAGCGGCTGCTTTGATGCGGATGATCCTGAGTGGACAAGCGCAACATTCACGGCGCGGGGCGCATTAATTTACAACAAGACGCTGGGCGATGCTTCATCAAACGCAAGAGGAGCAATTGCTATCTTGGATTTTGGTGGTGACTTCACTGTTGCAGGCGGTACGTTTAAGATCGTATTTCCTGCCGCCACTGCATCAAACGCAATAGTAAGGATCGACTAAAATGGCTAGTACCTATGTAAATGACCTTCGCCTCAATGAGATGGCAACTGGCGACCAGTCAGGCTCATGGGGTACAGTAACGAACACAAACCTTGAACTGATTGCGGAAGCGTTTTCTTTTGGTACAGAAGGTATCACGACAAACGCTGACACGCATACAACTACAATTGCAGACGGAGCAACTGATCCCGGACGTTCAATGTTCTTGAAATACACTGGTACGTTGGATAGCGCCTGCACGATTACAATTGCGCCTAACACGGTCAGCAAGTTGTGGTTCATTGAGAACGGCACAAGTGGCTCTCAAAATATTATTATATCCCAAGGGTCTGGGGCTAACGTCACAATTCCCGCGGGTCAAACCAAGTCTGTTTACTCAGATGGCGCGGGTTCTGGTGCCGCGATAGTTGATGCCTTTGCCACGCTTAATGTTGTGGACTTGTTGGTTGATGACGATCTGACGGTTACGGATGATCTGATTGTAGGCGGTGACATTGATCTTGAAGGCAGTATCGACGTTAACGGCACTGCAAACCTAGACGTTGTGGACATTGATGGCGCTGTGGATATGGCATCTACTCTCACTGTTGCAGGGGTCCTGACTGGAGCGTCCTTAGACATATCTGGTGACATAGACGTAGATGGCACAACCAATCTTGATGCAGTAGATGTAGACGGTGCCGCTAACTTTGCTGCTGACGTTACTTTTGCAGACGGTGCAGATATCATTACTGCTTCAGCAGGTACATCTAACTTTCGTGCAGGGGTAAACGCAGGTAACAGCATTACTTCTGGCGGTAACTACAACGTGGTTGTGGGCGATGAGGCTGGTACTGCTATTACTACGGGTGATAATAATACGGCAGTTGGGTATCAGGCTTTAACAGCAAATACAACATCTGCTCTAAATACAGCCGTTGGTTATCAGTCTATGGACGCTAATACCACAGGAGTTAGCAATACCTCTGTTGGTGGTCATTCTTTAGGCGCAAATGTAACTGGAGATAGCTTAACCGCTGTTGGTTC